TAATGCTGTATACAAGATGGTATACAAGGATGTTCGCCTTAAAAAGAAAAAGAACAAGACAAGAATTTTAATTAAGAATGTACACCCAGAATGTTTCCGTATTACACGGGATGCGCACTCACTTGATGATGCGGCATTTGTGGGTATCCAGATTGACATGACTCGATCTGAAGTTAGAAAGTTTTTCCCTGACATAGCAGAGAATATCGACTGGGACGCCATTGGAGACGGTAGCTATGATTGGGCTACCAAGTACACCGAAGAGCAAGCTGCTCGTAAGCGTCTAGTTGGTGAAGAGTACTGGCTTGGGGGAAATTCAAGGGAGCTATTCCCGTCTGAAGCTAATCGACAACTCACTGTTATTGAGTGTTGGTTACGTGTAGACCGTGATGGAGACGGTATTGCAGAGCTTAAGCATTTTATTATTGCTGGTTCTACAATTCTTATGGAAGAAGATTGTGATATGATTCCATTGGCGACTCTTTGTCCCTTTGAAGTCCCGCATGAATTCTTTGGTTTGTCTGTAGCAGATATGATTCGACCCATGACACTAGCCTCAACAGCTATCATGCGTGGATTTATTGAGAATGTCTATTTAACTAACTACTCACCTAAGCTTGCTGACCCTAACGTTGTTGACTTTAGCGCTTTACAAAATATGAAGCCTAAACAGATTATTGCCACAAACGGTAATCCTAACAACGCTGTAGCGGCATTGTCTCCAGATACTATTAGTACTGGTACTGTACCTGTTCTTGAGTTGTTACAACTTCATAAGGAACAAGCTACTGGTTTGTCTAAGGCGGCACAAGGTCTTAATGATACGCTATATGTATCAGGTAATTCAGAAGAAAAGATGCAGAGAGCAATGTCTGCCGCACAAGTACGTATTCAATTTATGGCACGTAGGTTTGCTGAAACAGGGTTCAAGAGACTTTGTGAAGGTGTCTACAAAACAATGCGGGATAAACTGCGTGGTCAAGAAGTTGGTTACTATGATCAGAATGACTTGTTTAAGTCTGTTGATCCGGGTACATTGCCAAGTAACTTGATGCTCTACATTGATGTTGATGTTGGTGAAAACAGTAACAGTAATATCATGAAGAAAATGAATACAGTTGGTCAACAGATTATTCCAGCACTGCAACAAGCAGGAGCTGGTGGAGCTGTTAACCCACAGGCTGCTGTAACTATTGCCTGTAAAGCCCTTGAGTCTATGGATCTTGATCCTTTAGACTTCCTTGTTGACTACACTGATCCTGCATTTAAAGATCAAGCAATGAAGTCAAGAGAAGGCGAAATGGCTGCAATGGAAAAGCAGAAACAACTTGAAGAACAAGTTAAGATGATTGACATAGCACAGAGGCAAGCAACCCTTGACCTCACTAATGTACAAGCTAAAAATGCCATGCAAGATAACACCAAACAACTTATGGTTGCTTTGGATAAGAGTTATCAAGAGTGGGGTAAGCTATATATTCAGGCGGCTAAAGAGGGTGTTGATATGCCCCCTAAGCCTGACATTAAAGAACTCCTTGCAATGGCTAAGTCCTTCATTGATGCTGACTCGCATATGGATGCAAGTAAGCCTCAAGGTAGTCAAGCACCTCAACCACAGGCTGGTCCTGCGGCTGCTGGTGAAAACCCAATGATGTAATTTTAAACAATAAACACTAGCCCGGTTGAGTCGAGGCGCACTGCTGGAGTTACGTATGAAACCGTAAGACCTCGTAAGAGTGTTTATATGTTTTTATTTTAAGAAATAATTTATGGATAAATATCGAAGTGGCTTTGAAAAGAAGATTAAGCCAAAGATGAATCATGAGACAGGTGAATACAAAGTAGAACCTTTCCGTGAAGCGCAAGTAGCTCTTGGTCGTGCAGAGTTTGTTCAGCGTGAGCGTGAACAATTCTTTGGTGACGCATACAGCGAAATCTTAGCTGACCTTTTTGTTACGTGGTTGAAGACAGAGCCTCATTGTTCTAAAGAACGAGAGTACCTGTATCATACCGCTATGGCATTAGGCAGTGTTAAAGAAAAGTTAGTTGGTATTGAGATGTACGGTAATAACGTCAAGTTCATACAACAACAAAACAAAAATACCCAAGAGGGGTCTGAGGAATAATATGAGTGATTTAAATAAAGCTAAAGATGTTCTTGTAAAAGCAAGAGAAGAAATCCTACGTGAATTGGTCCAATGCGGGTCAAATGGCGGTGTAGGTCGAGCAGGGAATTATGCACCAACCTTTGTTAATCTAACAAATGCTATTGATGCAATTAACCGAATGATGGAAACATCTAAAGGTGACTTCGCTGAACGTATGGCTGTAGCTAAAAAAGCTAAAGCTGAAGCCAAACAATAACGGACACAAAGGTAAAAGAATATGAATCTACCACATCTCTCTACCAGTACTCCCGCTTCTGAAATCAGTAGCCAGAGTTTTGATGACGGATCGAATAGTGCAGACTTGGAAGTGAAGAGCCTTGATGACATTCTACGTAATTCTCCAGCAGCAGAACTGTTGGGTCTTAATAAAGAATCTCTACCAGAAAAAGGCAATGACGTCCCAAGTCCAGATGAAGTATCGGAAGAAGAAGCCCAAGAAGAGAACGATACCGAGTCTGAAAATGACCTAGATGAAGAAGAAGAGTCAAGCGACTCTGAAGAAGATAATACAGCTGAGGATGATACGTCTACCCAAAATGCTGACTTACCTTCTGAAGAAGATATTGACTGGGAGTACCAAGTACCCGTCACAGTTGACGGTAAAACTGAGTACGTATCCCTAGAAGAAATCCGCAAGGGTTATTCTACTGACAAACATCTATCTCAAAAGGGGCGTGAACTAGGCGAACTGAAGAAACAGATCGACCAAGAACGAACAGAAAAGTTACAAGAAATTATTCAATTAGGTACAGTCATCAATGATGAACTTACTGCAGTTGAAGCTGGTCTTGCACAACAATATCATAAAGTCAGAGGCGAAATCGATAAAGCCCGAGAAGAAGGTGATTCCTACACAGCTAGGGAACTCAAAGAGCAACTTGAAGAAGTACAGGAAAAGTATTGGAATGCACGCAATAAACGTGAACAACAAACTAAAGCTGTAGTCGAAAAGATTCAAGCTCAACAAATAGAACAACAACAAGTGTTACTGAGACAGTATGAGGAAAACATTGTTAACCTCATTCCTGACTATTCAGAAAAAGTTGCTAAGAATATTCGTGAGTTCGCTATTAAAGAAGGTATCCCTGAACAACTACTAGAAGCGGTTTATGACCCTAATGTAGTTAAGTTCATCAATGATTATCGTAAACTTAAAACTGCTAAAGAAACTGGTGAAGCAAAACGAAAGGCATCTCCGAACGTGAAATCGATACCCTCAAAGAAGGGAACTTCGAGTTCTCAAAAAGAGAAGCAAGCCGTTAACAACAACCGTTCTAAGGTTCTAACAGGTCAAGGATCTAAACAAGACGAATTAGATTTTCTAAAACGTATTTCTTCAGTGAGCAAAAAACTTTAATTTCTCACTAAAAGGAAAAATAACAAATGGCAATTCAAACATTTGCAACAGGCGGTCCTAAGGCTGCCGCACGTAGCTCTTCAGCTACAGGTAACGCTGTCAACGCTGGCGAACGTGAAGACCTAGCGAATTTTATTTCAATGATCTCTCGTGATGAAACACCTTTCTTGTCGTCTATCGGCAAGACAAAAGCTACTGCGGTGTTCCACGAGTGGCAGACAGACGAACTGTCTCCTCCTGCATCTAACCCAGTTGCTGAAGGTGTCACTTACGCAACTCAAGCTGATGCACAGGTAACAGAACCCTATCGTACACGTTTGGGTAATTATACTCAAATTAACTCTAAGACTGTTACAGTTACTGGCACTAAACGTGCTGTTGACCAAGCAGGTGTTGCTGACGAATACGCATACCAGCTCAAAAAGCGTGGTACCGAACTTCGCAGGGACGTTGAGTTTGACTTGGTGAACGGTTGGAAGTCTTCTAACGGCTCTGGTACTCGTACCTTTGGTGGTTACCAAGCTTGGGTTAACTACACAGCCGCTACTACTACTCCTGCTACCGCATTGAATGTGTTGGCTACAACTAATGAGTACACTGCTCCTACTAATCCAGGCGGTGGTACTGCTGGTACCTTTACTACTGTTACTTCTGGTGATAAGACCTCTTTGGCTCTGTCACACGTTGACACAGTTATGCAAGGCATCTATGAAAACGGTGGTAAAGCCACTAAGTTGATGTTGTCTCCCGCAAATCGTCGTGTGTTCTCTGCTAAGGCT